CTTGAATACCTGTGAAGGTGTTATTACTTATGATACTTTCAATTTCATCGGATGAAATACCATTCATAATAAATTCATTGATATCTTTTCCTATCATGGTGTTTGGCCAGATCACGATTTTATTACCAGTTTTCACAGCTTTTTCCATAAGAGAAACAATTTCTTTATTTCTAGGTTCATTGTCGAATATCAAAGTAACATCTTTGATATCTAATTGCTCACGGGTCAGGGATAAGTTTGCATCAGCAGAAGCTAGACAGTTATTTAGAAAAAGAGAATCTATCGGACCTTCAACCAGAACAACTTTATCTGATGAATTTATTCTATCGAGTCCATAGATTAATTTATTTTCATCAGAGTTTGTTCTTATTGTAACATATCTCAACTTGTTATCAGCAGTTTCCAATGCTCGACCAGAAATTGCGATAAGGTCATTATACTCGTTATAAAATGGAATTACAAGCCTTTTATCTTCTGTAATTTTTTTATCATGTTGAGGGTACACTTCGTCACATAACAATTTATAGTTATCGGTGTAGTACAGACGGGAGTAGGCACTCTCCGGCATACTTCTTGCTTTTAGATACTGCACACAGAAATGTTGTTCAGGTAACATGTCACATCGTTCTGCATTATTGAAGGTCTTAGTTTCAACTTTACCAAACTTAGGTGATGTGATTTGAATTGTATTACTTGTTTCAAATGATTTACCTAGTTCTCCGCTTTTGTATCTCTCCATCAGGTACTCTTTGAATAGGTTACCATCAAGTTGTTTGATTAGATTACCGAGAGAACAGCCCGCACCACAATTGTGGCAACGATAGAAAAGATCATTACTTTTTCGGTAAATATATCCTCTCATTTTAGATTTATTCTTTTTGGAATCGCCACACAATGGGCAACGCACGTTAAACAAGTAATCGTTTTTACGTGTGTATTTTTCAAATCGTGGAGTTAAAAGCTGGGTATACTTCAGGTCAATGTGTAGAGACATAATATAAGAATAAAGAAATTATCATCATGAATGATAACACACTATTGAGGGTTTGTCAAACTTATTTGAAAAGTTTGCTGATTAAATCCAATTCGCCGATCAACCATGCTCCTAAGGCAACTGCACCGGCAACCATCCATCGCCACTTTTCGAGCGATTCTACTTTACCGACAAGTGTAACATCCTTTTTGGGATGTTTATCCTCAGCTAATTCCTGTTTCTTGTGTTGAATCAGTTCGTTACGTAAGGCATCAATGCGAGATGTGATATGGTGTTCAACCTGGTCGATGCGCTCGTGCATTTCACGGGTTTGAGTTGTAATTCTCGAATGAAGTTCTTTAATGTCTTCTTTCAATTCATTATCAATCTTTTCATGTTGAGTATGTCGGTGTTCGTGTAGTGTAATCATTTTTACAAGATGTAAACTCATCTCTTGAATCTTCTCTATAGATTCGGAGACTCTCTCTATTAAATTGGTGGCCACTTGTATGTCTTTTTCTAAAAGTCCGACTTTTAATTTAACATCATTAAGTTTTTCATCTTGCATTTTATTTTTTACCGTATCTCAAGTACATCAATGCACCGGTTTGTTCATCTTCAAGAACAATACCCTCTTTATGATTCTTATTAGCAAATTCTGCAATTTGTTTTGATACATTAGCGTCACCTAAGTATTGTTCGAATCTGGCATACTTTCTCTTCAACAATCTGGCTTTAACGAAAGACTTTGTTGGTACTTTAAATATTCTAGAACCAGCAAACTTTCGGATTCCAGGTTCACCATCAGGACCAACACCTAAACCTGCGATAGCTCCGCCGCCAACATTATTTGTTGGTGCAGATGAAATTCCATCTTCTTTCAGTTTCATTTTATCGTCCTTAGTGCTTCGGCTACGGTTAAATCTACCGGTATATCGTTTGTGATAATGTCTTTACCGTTAATACCTCTGACAAATGGAGGTAAATAATTCAGAAATAAAAGATATGTTTTAATAATTGAATAGTCTTCCAAACTCATCTTATAGAAAAGCATTCTAGTGCAAACTTCCACACCGAATACATTATAGAGAACGATAATGTGATTGATAACTAATCGTTCCTTTACTTCACCGGTCTTTCTATACCTATAAAACAGTCGTTTGAGATAATTAAAACGCTTTAAGTCCTCTTTAAACTCGGATAAAATGCAATCAGGCCTATCATAGGCCTTCATTGCATATATCATAATATTGTCAGAATTCAAATCATCAAAAAACATTAATCTTCGTTATCCTCTCCATCATCGGATAAGATTTCTTGTAATTCATCTTCATCGACAACTTGTGCAAAAACTTCATAAAATCCACTTTCATTAGGTGAGAATATAAAGTACAGATAGTTATTCTCTAATCTGAATATATATTCATCACCTTCCGAATCCATATCAAAAACCATCGGAATCTCAATACCATAATTATTGAGGATATTGGTAACCCTCTGTAATCCGGTTTGAGGTGTCAATAAAGGTTCTTCGAGAGATTCAAATAACTCGTCATTAATATCTTCAAAATCGATAGAGTCTACCATTTCAGTAGACTCGTCATCTTGCACAGGTATATTATAGTTCATTATGGTGCGAGAATATCATCATCGGCGCCGTCACCTGAGATTGATCCCATAGCAACTAAGCATTCATATGAAACACGTCCAGCACGACCACCGGATCCTACTGTACGTAGATTCCAACCAGCAGTAGCACCTTTTGTCTGACCTTCTTGACCAGTCAACTGTGTGGCTGCAACTGCGCCTGTACCACCTGCACCAGCAACAGTAACAGCAACATCTTTACCGTAACCTTGGCCAATTGTCGTGACTGTTGTTTCACCAACACCAATAGAAAGATTTGCTCTGAAACCAACACCAGCGATAGAGGTGTTAGAGGTGAACGCATTATTCTCTAATGTCGGTAATGTTGTATAGTTTCCACCAACTAAAACGCTAACAGCAGTAATATTGCCGTTGGCGTTAACTGATGTCACTTGAAGGTTACCAGAAGTGCCGGTTCCACCTGTTACGTTCAAGAATTGATTTACTGCATAACCTGTACCAGCATTAGTGATTGTTGTCGCAACAATGGTTCCGTTTGCTGTCGCAGCGGCCTGAACTGTGTTGGCACCAGTGATGGTGAGAGTTGGTCGTGCAGTGAATCCAGAACCAGCTGAAACCACAATGATGCTCGCAACGTTACCAGTACCCTGTTCTTCGTCAGCTGACACACCAAAAACACCAAGTGTCAATCCAGTTTTAAATGCATCAGCTGTTGTATTTGCATAAAGTGTATCGCCAGATGCGGATACTCCTAGACCACCAGCGACTGCAAATTTTGGTGCGCTGGTGTTAGCGTCTGTGTTTGACCATAAAGCCATTTAATTCTCCTGTTATTGTTCTATTTATTTACTTTTTATTTGCATTAGGTATAAGATGACCAAATTGTTCTTCAGCCCGGCGAGTGCCTGGACCAGTAACGCCGTCAGCTTTAATTTTAGCACCAACAGATATTAATTGTTGTTGCCTTTTCTGTACAGACTCACTAAATCCAGCAGGCTTTGAAGTTTGTACTGGTTTAGTGGGCACAACAGTTCCCTCAAGTTTCTTATGTACCTTGATTGTTCTGCAAGACTGTTTGACACTATCATCTTTGTTTTTGATTACGTTGCCAGATTTATCTTTGGCATCCGTACAGATAGTCTTTGTTTCCGCAGCAGCATATGAAGATGATAACATAAAAAGAGACGCCACGCAGGCAAATATATACTTTTTCATTTTTATATCCTATAACAATGGTTGTGGTGGTGTAGGTGGTGCCGACTTAGTGGTAAATGCTGATGGGTTTGGCGCAGGTGAGACGGAGGTAACAGGAGTAACTGGTGATGTGATTCCACCATTGTTTGCACCTGCAATTTTTTCTTGTGTGCGACCAAATGCAGCAATACCTAAAATAGCACCCATGGCCATATGAAACAATCCTGCACCTTGCAAGGTTATTGGACTCCATTGTGTTTGTACGCTTCCGCCGTGAACTGCTTGCACCAAACTCCATAACACCGGAAATATTACAAAGTCGGCCATACAAACTGCCATGTACATCCAACCCATCATTGGACGCCATTTACTGTTCATCCAGTCTTCTTTCTTCTTCTCACTATCACTCATTTTTTTATATTCTTCTTGAGTAGGCATTTTATTTCCTTATTAAACACCGAAAACATGTAAAGCGTGTTCATAATGTTTAATACGATCTTCAAGTCCAATAGTACCACCATTGATTCGTTTAGTCAGAGTTAGAATGTCACCCTTATCAGCCCACTGGTTTAAGTTATTATTTTCCCAGAACCAGCATGCTGATTGTGCAGCACCTTCGAATGTTGTTAAGTACTCAGGCACATCTTCAACATTCATTTCTAAACTCTCAGCGAATCGAGTGTAGTTATCTTTACCAGTCAATTGAATGAGACCTTTACCTGCATATTTCCAACCATCGCCTGATGATTCAGATCCATTACCCATTCTATCACAATATGCTCTGTTTGCAATCATCTCTTGTTTACCAGCATACTGTGCAGCAATTTCTGGAGGGAATCTTGATGGCCAAACTCTCGACAATGATGCAGCAGAGTAATTCAAATTCTCTTTGAGTGCGGTAAAACCGGCAGATTCATGTGAGCATTGTGCGATAAATGCAGCCATGCGTTGTGGTGTGTTAATCTCATAATCAGGAAATAATCTCGACAAGGCACTATGCCATTGTTCGACATAAGGGTTATTTGGTATCAATTGTTTCAATTGTTCTAATGTTAATTCCATGTAAATCTCCTAAACTGGCGTTATAATAATGTGCTTATTCGCACCAACTTTTTTTCGCATCACCATAATATTCACGAGCAAATCCATTTTGAATTAATTGTGTTCTGAGTGATTTGTCATCCAAAACAATATCACCCAAAACACGACCACCAAATTTGTCCCAACCATAAAGTATGGCTTGACGTTTAGTTGAATTGTTGATGGCATTTTTTGTAAATTCTGAAGCAGCTTTACCTTTAGCATCCTCGGATGGACATTGTGCTCGATGACCTTTCTCTGGAGTATCAACACCAAAAACACGAACAGCGAGTTCTGGTTTAAGTGGTGCAGGTAAGAATTTTGCAGAAATTACAACTGTATCACCATCGGTTATTCTTATAATTTCTACATCGTAAATTACACCATTGGGTGTTTTTTGTGCCATGATGGGTGTGGTGAAACCACCAATTAACAGACTAATTAAAATATATTTTATTGTTTTCATTTTACACTTTCAAAAATTTGTTTCTGTTCTTTATACCATTGTTGCCAAGTTTCAACCTTTATTTTACATTCATGGTATAATGTATAATTATTGGTGACAACAATCAATACATCGCTCAATTTTGTTGTTTTTTGTATTTCTTCCAATTCAGAGCAAGATTTTTCGAGGGAAGGAGGAGTACTAGGAAAATTACGTTTGACTGGTACCGCAGAACAGCCAACCAAAAAAGATAACGATAAAATTAAGAGAGTTTTCATTTTACACCACGTGCAGAAGTATTCAACAAATCTATGACATTCTTTTCGATCTTGCAATCCTTGTCCATATTAGCGGAATTGGATCTAATATTCTTCAATGTTACATATTGTATTTCTTTAACTGTTTCTATTCTATCGACATAAACAGTTTCTATTTGCGTGTTGGTCTCATTTGATTTAACTTCAGCTATAGCGATCTTTTGTTCAAGTTCTTCAACTTTTGCTCGCCAAGATTTTTCTGTCATTAAACTGCCCTCGAAAAACACACCAAAAACCACCAAAACAATAGAAACTATTTTTAATGGTACACTATATTGATTAATGATGGGTATATTCTTCAAGAATATGTAAGCTAAGTATCCAACAAGACCCAAGAAAAGCATAGAATGCACCAAAAACGATAGTAACGATGTAGGTAGAAAGGAAACAATCCACATTATTTTATTCTCCTATACTAATCAGTAAATTATTCATCATCATTCCGTTCTGATGATCTGACTGTTTAACTCTGGATCAGGTTGAAACTTATCTTTTCCAGACTTACTGACCTTCTTTTCTTCCTTATTTTTCTCATCTCGTTTCTTAGCATCACGCATTGCTTCACGCACGATACTAGATTTCTTTGATGCAGCAGTAGGGTTAGCTAAATTTCTTGCCTGTTTCGCTGCAGCCATTCTTGCAAGGTGTTTAGCGGTTGACATAGGACCATGTACTGCGCCAGACTTGTCAGTATGTGAACCTGGTTTTTTACTGTACGGTGGATCAAAAGGTGCATCAGCAACCTGTTCTTTCACACCAATTCCGAATTTCTTCAACGCACCGGATTTATCGATACGTTTCATATCACTAGCCATCGCATCATCAATTTTTTTATGCCATTCATCCGATTTTTCTTTGTAACGATTTTCTTGTGATATGTTACGATCTATCATGTTATGTGTTGCTTTGTAGTGTTTGTTATCAGATTTATTTTTAAACGAGATATCAGAACCTTTCGACTTTACGATAACTCCGTGATAGTCTTTATTCTTCAAAATAACTTCATCACCGACCCTGTGTGAACGAATATCATCAGATGCTTCATCAAGTTCGACTTCTTCCTTGATGTGACCATACTTCTTCTTGTACCACTCAGGCATTCCACTTGTTTTACGGAAGTGTCTGACAGTTGCAGAATCGTTTGCCTGATCACGATACTTGTTTTCGGCAGTAGTATTATGTGACTTCATTGCTTCAGCAGCTTTGTGTGCATCTTTAGCGATGTATACCAGTTCCGCATCGGTCTTTTTGTGATAGTCATGACCTTCAAGAGGATGTCTCTGTGATGGACGACCTTCTTCTATTGTTTCTTCTTTTGTTAATTTCTCACCAGCTTTCTGCATACCTATGAATCGTTTTGCAGCATGTTTTTTAGCAATCATTCCAGGTTTCATTAAACTTGTTAAATTATCTTTGGCAGCTTTACCCATGTAACTATTTAAGGTATCTTTTGACAATTCATCAATCTGTTCAGATTCTTCTTTAACCATTCCTGTTCTGCGTTTTTCGCCTTCGATATAAGAATGCAGACTTTCAACCTCACTCTGAACCTTTGAGAGTTTATTCTGATACCACTCTTCGATTTCACCACCCATTCCAATATAGTCCAAAATTTCTTTTGAAGCATAGTTAATGAAATGTAATTGTGTCTGAGCCATTTCATTCTTTTCAGATGTGTCGGACTGTTCTTTCAGTTTAACAATTGCACTATCACTGGTGCGTCTAGGTGAAGTACCAGCAACATTCTTCACATTATGTGGTTTAACAGGTTCAAATCTGCCCACATCAGCATGTTGTTCATTCACATCCTCACTCACAGATTTCCAACCACCACCCATCTCTTTATACTTCTTTGCAGCCCAACCGTTGGCATAAGCGGAAGGATAAACATCAAATTTAGCCTTAGCTTGTGATTTTGCTTGTGCCCATTTTTCAGGACTAGTCGGCACATTTTTTTCTTCTAAATTTTCCATGTTCTCACTTATTTTTCCTTTTCCAAAATTGGAAACATTGATTGGTCCACCCTTTCTTTCGGGATTAGGGTCATGTTTTCTTTTTGTTGCAACGGCAGAGGCTCTTTCTTTCTTAGAGAGTTGTGCCCGCTTTTCGTTTGACATACACTTAGGTTTAGGTTCACCCGGTTCTCTTGCACAAGGACCAATGGCGTCACCTTTGCTATTGATCCTTTTCCAACCGCCTTCAGGATGGTCTTTATCAAACCACTTACGCAAATCTTCCTTAACGCAAGAACCGGGAGAGTATGCTTTTTTACCTTTAACAGAATTGTAACCAGGCCAGCATCTCTCACGTAAATCGGACAACTTCTTCATTTTTATTTCTCTTTAGCCATTTTGGTGGCAGTGGCATACATTACAGACTTGGCATCTTTACCATAACGCTCTTTGAACCCTTCCACACCTTTCTTCATACCTTTAACGTTTTTCTCACGTTCTTTCATTTCCGCATCAGTAAGTTCACGTTCAGTCAAATCAATTTCAGAAAATTTCACACCGTTAACATCATTGTAATCGATGACACTTACGGTTGTGTGAGTTTCTTCCGTTTGTTTAACAGCTTGAACAGAAGCTGCAGCAACATCAGACTTGTCTTTTCCCACGGCCTTGTTCTTTGCTTTCTCCAATTCTGCGGTAAACTCTGCATTAGTAGGTTCTTCAATCAGTTTTTCTTTATCCTGAAGAACTTCGAACAGACCTTTAATACCGTTGTCACCGTAGACTTCCAACATTTCTGAGAATTTACGGCGATGAACAACACCCTTACCTGTCTTTTCCATTTCACCTTGGGTGGTTTTCTTCTTCTCACCTGGCTTCATGTCCTGAGGTGCCTTACCGTACTTCTTCTCATACTCTGGTGTACCAGGAAACATTTCTTCCAATTCTTCAACTTCTTCTTTAGTTGTTTTTTTGGCCAAATTCATTGCAGCAGTATACCCAGGAATCTTCGATAATCTTTCAAGACGTTTTGAATCTTTTGCGGTTTCATTACTAGCTGCAGCCAATCTTTTCTGACGTTCATCAAAATCTTTTTTAGATTCTTTTTTGACTTCATCAATCTGTTCAACTTCTTCTGTCATACTTTTATGATGCGCTTTGATGAAATTAATACCTTTCTGATTATCTTGAGGACCTTTCAAAGTGATACTATCTTCATCGTCTCTTGGTTCTTTCGATCCACCAAACTTACTATTTGGATGAGCATAAGCAACAGATTGATATTTACCGTGGGTGATTGTACCAATGTGTTTGCCATCGCTACTATGTACTTTCATTTCTTTATGCTCTTCTTGCAACTCCACTTCTTCTGATGTTGGTTTAGCCCCAGTCAATCTAGCATGTGCATCACCAAGACCTTTCAAGTCTTTCTTAATTGAGTCACTAGATTTATTCTTATTAGCATAGAATGCATCCATTTTTTTGATTGTGTATGATTTAGCGGTTGCTTTGCTGATCTCATCAATCTGCTCGGATTCTTCAACTTTGTTTTTGGAACGCAACAATTTGAAGTCGTGTGCATCGACCTTTCCATTCTTGTTCTTGTCGATCTTGTGTTGATCGCCTTTCAACTGCTCATCCATTACTTGTGTTGCTGCTTTCGCAATAGACTGTGTTAGTTTATCAGAATACATGAGTATCTCCTTTGTGACTTATTTATTTTTATTAAACCGAAGTTGAAGTTGTTTCATAAGAACCACTTAAATCAAAATGGCTCGTGTTTGATGTTGCACCTACTGGTGTGCTATATTTCCAAGCTAAATCAGTTGTGCTACCAGAATAATACAAATTCATTGTTGTGTTTGAATAATCGGTATCAGTAATACCAGCAATATGGTATATTCCAGCAGAAGCGCCCGCTGTCTGATGTAATGTTCCACCACGAATTGTTACGGTGTGAGCAGTTGGAAATGGTAATGTAAATTGATATTGATTATTCGCTGTATCAAAATGAGTTGTATTTGCGAAATCGACATTAATTCTAAGGTGAACAATTGGGCCTTGTTTAACATAAGATCCTGTTGTTACTGTTCCAGATAAAGTATTACCTGTATTCGAACGAAACTGTGGATTAAATGGTGTGCTAATTGAAGCGACACCAAATGAAATTCCGCCTGGAGTTACGCCATCAGAAAGTCGCATTGGTGTCGTACCATCAATATCATAAAATACTTCACCAGTTGTTCCGATATAATTATTTGCTGTTGTGCCGCCCATTTTGTCAGCAAACAGTTTGAAGGTTGTGTTAGTTGTCATTTAGCAATTCCATTTTCTTAATGCGAGAGATTTACGGGTTGGCTCTCCGTTTGGTTTTTTCATTGGACCTTCCATGCCGCCCATACGAGCACAGAATGATTTACGTCTGTTTGCAGACTTACTGCCAGGTTTCAGTTTAGATGGCTTAGTAGTAACTGCCATCGAGAGTTTGGAACCTGGATTTTCACGGCGATATGATTCAATACCTTTACGGTTCAAACCACCGGTCTCCGACTTACCTTCTTTGCGTGTCCACGCTGGTGAAGCTTCGGAAATAAAAGTTTTAAAATTTATCATAGGTAATTCTTCGATTTAAATGTTGACAAGGCTATACCCACTTTACTCAACTCATCTTCCTTTTTATCACCGATGCTGTATGTTGTTTCATCACCGGTCAACTCGTCCACAGGTTTCTTGAGTATTCTGTTGGATGTTTTACCACGCAACATATTCTCACCAGTTCCAGCCATAGGTAAACCTATTTCTGTACCGGCGTCGATTTCTTTGATGTACTTCTTTTTCGCTTCGGAGAGTGAGATTTTGGATTTTGATCCACTACAATCTTCTGGGATTTCTCCACCACTTTCGGCGCAATGACTTGCGGTGTCACCACCTGAGTTGTAATCACTACTTGTGACTCCTCTACTACCGGAGTTACCGACTTCTTCTGAAATAAGTTTTTTAGAAATTGAAACATAATCTTCCTTTAATTTAACCACATATGATTTATCAGTCTTAACGACTGTACCACCGTTCAGGTGTACTTCTTTGACTGCTACTGATCGCAAGATGAATTGTCTAACTTTACCATTCTTGTCCGTCAAGTACTTAGGTTCAGATTTATCTTCCTCTATCACGGAAACCGTTACCGATTCGTTCATCATTTCTTCGAACGATTCATTGACAGTCTTAACCAATTTGTCATGCACAGAATGATAGGTAACTTTACCATCTTGGCCGTATCTACCGAAACCGTAATATTTCAGACCAAGTTTCATTGCTTCCTTGTATGCACCAGATTCGGTGTTTGGTGCTTTCTCCGCACCATCTTTAGGTACAGGTAATGCGTCCTTCTTACTCAACTCTGATGCGATCCAAAGTTTTGATTTATCATTTGAAGTGGGTTTAGAAACAAACTCCTTAACCTTCTTGAAAATCTCTAGCATTTCATCTTTCTTGGCTTTTACAACTTCAGGTTTTGCGGACCTCAAGTCTTCCGAGTTATCAAACTCAACATAGTTCTGACCAAAAAGTTTTGCAAACTCTGGTCGAGCATTCTGCACAGCTTCCCATTTTTGTTTTCTGATATTCTCGGGAACAGTACGGCCACCACTCTTACCTCTTTCGATGTTTCTTTGTTGTGAAACCTCATCTGCGGTATTAACAGCAACCATAGATGTTTCATAACCCATCTCTTCCAATCGTTCTTTAATTTTTGTAATCTTGTTCAGATCATCACCAGTTCCATTGATGATCAGACCGTTTCTACCCATCAAGGCTAAACGCTGTTTCAGGTCAGTTACGTTCTTTGCACGGCCTCTGACCATATCACGAACTTCTTTCTCATTGGCAGGCATTGTTTTATCCAATCCATCTTTGTCCATGAGATACTCAAGTGCTTTATCTGAATTGATTTCTGTCAATCCATGACCATCTAGTGTGTTCGAAAGAACATAGTCTTTACCTGAACCTGGTCCACCTGCGAGGAAAACAGCCTTGAAAATACCTTTATCATGCACACCTTCGGAGAGGTGTTGTTCAAACAGTTCATCAAGAGGTATATCTAACTTAAACTGTTCTTTGATATTCATACCTTTACGAACATCATTAAATAATTCTTTTGCATGATGATCTTTAACGTGTGCAGGAATACCTTTCTTAAACTCTTTATAATTTCCAGATGTGGCATGTGCTCGCATCTTTGAAGCGGACATACCTGAAGTACCTTCGGCATCAGGATCACGTTCACCAGCTGAGTGTACTTTAATATGTTTGAAATTGAACAATGCACCTTCATGGGTGCCATTGTACTTGTGTAACAACTTGTGATATTCAGGAATTCTATCTGAACCAGCCACCATATGAAGATGTGTCACACCTTTCTTATGCAGTTTCTTGGCTTGTTCCAAGAAATTAGGATGTTCTTTTGTTGCAACGGACAGATTCGTCTTAGGAAAGAATCTCTGTGCGTGTTTGAGTTTATGTGAAGATGACAGAGGATTTTTAGCTTTGTCCTGAGAATGTGACAGTACAACATGGTGTGTTGCATTGTGTTGATCAGCAATCTCATGCACTTTGTCAACTAGAACAGCGTGTCCCGTTGTTGGAGGATTCATGCGGCCGAAAGCCAGAACGGCATGTTTCTCTTTTTCTTCTTTTATTAGAAAATCTTTAAATTTCATTCCCGCCTCTGCAGCAAGTTGTATGGTCTATTTATAATTTTATTTGTCTTACATAATCAGAACAGAATCCGAGTGGTTTGAATTTACTGAAATGTTCAATTGGCCAATGCAATTCTGGCATAACCATTACACACATATTACCAACAGGTTCCATACCAGGATATGCCCAAGTATAATTCCAAGAAGTCATGGTGTATGCATCTGTATCATGCCAGAAGTAATTATTTTTAGTGTTTTTTTGAACGAAATTGAATGCGGCAACGTCTTTGCAATGTACCCACAGAAACGACTTATATTTCTCCAAAAACTCACCATCAATTTCATATGATGCTTCATCGTGTCCAAGCATAGGAATACCATTGAACATACGAAGATCAATTTCTACCATATATCCTTGGTTTATCGCTTCTAGAATATAATCTGGATGATTTTCTCTTGATGGATTAGGACCATCAAGATTACCACGATGTGCAATTAATACTGTCATTTGTCCATCTCCACATATGCACCTTTAGGTGTGTGTTGTAATGTTTTATCAATCATAAATTCTTCCCAAGGTATACCCATATCATTTATCCATTGTGTGGAGATAACATGTGGACAGAGAAGGTCTGTTTTCATGTATATATGACTAATGAAACAAGAAACTTTAGAGAACATAATCATGTTTAAGGTACTCGAAGCTTGCAACATATCTCCTGTTCCTTGACCTAAATGATTTCTATGTGCAATAGTATACAATTTTGAAGGATCGAAATCAGGTAAATCTTGATGAAAGATCATGTCGGGACGCATACGAATAACCAAATCGTAATGTACTCCGGTCTGTGAAATATAATCTTCCATCATTGCGATGCCACGGTTCAATTTATAGAACATCGAAAGAATGTTTTTTGGTCGATGTGCAAAGTTTTTATATAAACTGCCACGATGTTCTAGAATTTTATTATACTTGTCCCAAGATTCTATACAGATAGCGATTGGCTTGTAAGCCTCAATTATCTCTTCCTGTATAATTTTAGGAGTGTCCTCGAAATAACCTTTGACATTTTGTTTGTCGCCTGGAATCCACCAACCCTCTTCATCCCATGTGTGTATAAAAATATCAGGATTAAACCTGTCTACAATCTTTTCTTTAAAGTTAGGTAGAACATCTTTCCAACACCTTAGGTGTCCTGTTAGAACAACCGCAACCTTCATACATCACCTTTATAATTTTCTAGGAAATAATTCAAATCTTCAGGTGTGCCTATTCCCCACATTTTATTAATTTCTTTCGCTCTGATTTTCCGGCCATCACCTATGGCCTCATTAAATGTCGGTGCGACATAAAATTCACCATTCGTGCGTATATTCTTCGTGATCATCTGTTCAGCATATTTCACATAGTCCGAACCTTTCTTCCAGTAGTAGATACCAACAGTAGCATTATCCGAGATAGGATTCTTCTCAGCTACCTCTGATACAAAACCATCTGCACCGAGTTTGGCAAAGGACCATTTTGGGTGGGTAGCTTTAAAGGTAATAATGCCGCCATCAACGCTATCAGCAGTAAAGGCATAGAGACATTCATTTGAGTTCCATTCGACAAATTGATCTGAGTTTGCTATCATTAAAGGTTCATCATTATCTATGAATGATTTAGCCAACAGAGTTGTACATGCTGCACCTTCTGTTAGTCCGTCAACCTGAATGATGTCACAATTCGGTGCAATTAAGTTTAATAGTTGTTTTAGATTGTATTTTTCATAGTGATCTTTCTGCACTAAGAAAATAAAATGTGCTTCAACATTCAAGTTCTCAACGACAACCTGAATCATTGGTTTACCATTCACTTCGATTAGTGGTTTGGGAAATGTATAACCAGCGTTAGCGAATCTACTACCGGCGCCGGCCATAGGTATCAACACGTTCATCTTCTTGTTTCTCCATGGTATATTTTTCTTCTTGACGCCATTTAAGGTGTCAATAACTTCATCAATTTTTTCTTCTGTAAGATCAGCACAATCTTTAACTGGCACCAAATGAGCACCAGAATCGAGAGCTCCTTGTCGGCCGATATGACTGTCTTCGATAATGACTGTTGTTCTTGGTAATGCATTCAAGGCTGTCATGCACTTCCAATACATCTCAGGAAAAGGTTTAGTTCTTAGAACATCTTCATTACTCACAAAGTAATCGACCAGATCCATGACGCCGATCTGTAATAAGGATAATTTTATAGTCTCTCTGATAGAATTACTTGCAACAGCAATCTTGATATCATTCTCTTTCAATCTTAACATATGCTTACGTATTCTTTCATCAGATTCTATCTTCTGAATTAAATCAAAAGTAGATGTCTGTTTATCTTTCCAAATTTGATCATAGTAAGAGGGAGGAAGACCTTTCTTTTCCGTCAACATCTTCAACTTCTTCGTTGTGTTCAAACCGTCGTAAAGGGACAGGTGTTCTTCTCGACTGATAACATATTTTTCATCTATCTTCCATAATGCATCATTCAAAGCATGAAAGTGCAACTCACGTGAATCAATTAAAACACCATCCAAATCAAAAATGCATAGCTTATTTTGCATCTCTATGTTCCTTGTTGTGTCGAACTATCGCATTACCATTACAAACCATTCTATACTTATCTCTCACTCTTAGTGACCATTCCACATCTTCGGCTTGACCGTGCATGAGACTTTCATTGAATGGATTATCCATAACAACATGTTTCTTAACGATGAAATATCCACCTGACATATACATGTATTGAGTTCTAGACCAATCATCATAACTCAAACTGGTATAACGAGGAAACACAGGATCATCCCATGTTACCCAATCAGTGAAGTGTCTCTTGCCATTGATGAGTAATTGTTGATTTGAACAAATGTCCCAATCGTTACCAAATTCAACAAAAGATTTGTACCAATTATCATCAAACAAAAAATAATCATGCATCAATACAACATTCTCGTATCTAGCTGTTTCAACTAATATATTTTTCTTTTTTGTTGTCCAACCTGGATATTTCTTATCGTTGAAGTAAAGGAAAGTCGTATCAATGTAATGTGAGTAATCCTTACCACCAATTATCAATACTTCATAATTAGGAATCTTTAGGTTATAGATTGACTCACGAACCTCATTCAATCGGTTGATATCACTATAATCGGTGGTTATGGCAAATGTGAAATTCATAGTAACTTTAAAATGTCATCGACCGTGTTACCGATCATGTGGTTCATTGTTACATACTCATACGCATCTTCGACTGCGTGTTGAGGAACATGTTTGAAATTTCTCATGTATTCAAATAGTTCTTCGTCTTTAGTGTAGGTGAATCCGAATTCACGCATCAAGTTCGCACCAGCAATATCACGTGCAGCCCATGGTGTTTTATTCAACATTGATTCGAGAAGTACCAAACCGAATCCTTCACGATCCGAATGCATGACATACAAATCAGTTTCTAGTATTGCAGACATAACATCATCACGATTATCCAATAATAGATTCTTCACATATTCCGAATCTTCTGGCATAATACCAAATCGATTATCATATCCAGTCGTTACAAGTGTGACATCAGTTCTTTGTACCTGTTTGAACAACTGAACCAATTCTGACATCTTTTTATTATGCCAATAACCACCACATGAAAGGAACATGTATGGTGTTTTAATGTTATATTTCTCACGAAATCCTTGCATACCGATAGAAATCTTAGGATCAATACCGTGACGAACCCTTACTGCTTTATCTCTCACATCATGAGTTGTAACATAATTCCAATCTTCACGGGTTGAACATCCGATATATGCAACATGTTCTCTTGCAAATTGGTAGAGTTGACTCTCTGATGGAATGATCAACATAAACAAAACAGGAGCCCGAATCTTTTGGCATTGTGCAAGAACATTATCTTGCCAACCAACATCACCACCATGCACAACAACAAGGTCGATCTTTTCGTTGAACACCGCAGGATCACTTGTGACACGAACACCGTTATGATCACCCTTATGTTCACCAGCGAATACGATTACCTCATGGCCACGGCGCAGAGTTTCCTCTGCCATGTCTCGAACGTAATTTTCAGATCCACCAGGATAAGGGGCATAACGGTGTACAACATAAACAATTTTAGCCATATTTCTTCTCAATGATTTCTTTCCAACTATCAATTCTATCATACTGGTGTGCAATTGTAAAGACTTTTCCAGTAGAAGTAACAACTTCACCGTTTTCGTTCATTGTTGGACTTGGTTCGAGTAGAACGGGGGCAAACTGTTCAATCTTAGAGGGATCAGCTGTTGTACCTAATTGACTTGCCCAGCCATATTCCGATCTTGCATATAGAGATGTTTCGGTATATGGTTTCTGTGAAATCATGAAATTGAATGTGGATTGATCACAGATTGCAATGGGAGCATGTGCCGATGAAACAAAGATATTCAAACACAGGTCTCGGATTGCAAGTGAATGTCCAGCCAAAACACCTACGTTAAAAATTTCGTTGTTTTTAAACATGTCATGAATAAATGGACCATATGTCTCCATTAGATTCTGATTACCCCATGGCTCATCCTTATAGAGAATGCTTTCTGAAGAAAAAATAAGATTCTTATCACCGATACTCTGTTCAATCCAATCAGAAGGATTTTTCTGGAATACAACATCCTTAACATCTGTTGTAATAACGTATCTGAATTTTTCAGAATTCAATCGAATATAATTGTAGATGTGTAGGAATCTTTCCACATGCACCATAAACTTAGGTGAGTGTGTTAGATTACCTTCCTCATCTTGTTCAAATCCAATGATTTTGAAACCAGCCTCTGTAACCTTAAGGCAGGTGTCTTTATCACAATTCATTAGTACTAGGACTTTTTCGCCGGTGAATCCCGACTGGTTGATAGAATTGACCCAATACTTGAGTTGGGACCAATTATAGTTGGTGGCACATCCAATAATCAAATCACGCATAATATAACTCCAAAAATTACTTCTTTTTAATAAAATTCTTCAATGTTTTAATTGTCTTTGATGGATACTTTGTTTCCGTTGGAACTTGTCCTGGTGTATCCTTCTTATATGTATTCGTCAATTCATCGGTGCCCCATGCACCTGCACCAGATTTTGGGAGAATATCAGGTTTGATTGTCATATTATCCCCTTGTCATACACTAAAAGAACTGCCGCATCCACAAGTGGATTTCGCATTGGGGTTTGATATAACAAACTGCGAACCCTTCAGTTTATCATTGGTGAAATCAATAGTAGCACTGTCGAAGTATGTCATGCTTAATGCATCAACTAAAAGTTTATCAATAACAAAATCATCTTCTTCTTTTTCTTCTTCAATAGTAAACCCATAGTTGAAACCAGAACATCCTCCACCGGAGACAAACGCTCTTACATATTTTCCATTCGGTTCATCCATAAGGATTTCATCGAGTTGTTTTTTTGCGGATTCTGTTATATTAATCATGGCAGGCACACTTTAGTTGATAGTCGTGAATGGCTGCTTTAATTGCATCTTCTGCAAGTATAGAGCAGTGAATCTTAACTGGGGGTAATGATAGTTCTTCAGCAATTTCAGTGTTTTTGAGTTTAACAGCATCATCAATATGCATACCTTTAACCCACTCTGTAACCAGTGAAGAACTGGCGATTGCTGAACCACATCCATACGTCTTAAACTTAGCATCTCTAATAATACCATTATCATCTACCTTAATTTGCAATTTCATTACATCACCACATGCTGGTGCACCGACCATGCCGGTGCCAACTGTTGGATCGTCTTTATCTAGAGAACCAACATTACGTGGATTCTCATAGTGATCAATTACTTTATCAGAATATGACACATTAACCTCTAGTAAGTTCCAATATTTTTTGTATTTGTTTTTCTAACACTTCTTTGCGATTAGGCCATTTGATGATGGGCTGGTCAGAAGTTTGTAGAAGTTTTGTAAGGAAAGGAAGAACAATTTTTTCAACTTGAATTAGTCTCTGTTTATATTCTTCAACCGTATCATCTTTCTCGGCAATTACGGCTTGAAAATCCTCTTCAGATTCGGTAGAGAAACCGAAATCCATGTCCTTATATTCCTGCATTATCTTATTCAGATCATATGCCATTATTTACTCCAGTTCTTTGCAGCATTGAAGTTCGCATGAGCAAACTCAAGTCTGTCAATTAATTTTACCGCATTACCTTTAATTTTATCTACAGCCACAAAACCTTCAGGATTCGTAATCTTGAAGCCATCATCGGTTCTTAAGAATGTTCCTGTTACTTGTCTCATTTGTTGAAGTTTTCTGACAATCATAATTTTAGCATCAACTATCCTATTATGTAGATCGAAAATCAACTTAATCTGACCAGCATTAGAACGATAGAACCGCATCAACTCAGTTTTTTCCTGTTGTCTACGTTTCTTTGTTTCATCTTTCTTTGCTGCCAAGATTTCTTTATTCAAACGGTCTTCAATCCATTTGATAAGTTCCATCGTATGTCTACTAGTATCCTTAATCGCTTCTCCAGCACGTACCTTCGTATTGTTGAAGGTTTTAATCTGTGTCAGAATGATATCGTTTAAAGATATTCTGTTTAAGACAGGAGAATTGATAGTCTGAAATAATTTTCCAGCTTCAGATAATATCTTCGTTATCTTTTTAGTCTCGGCTTCGGTGAACGTGGCGGTACCTGAAGCATCAACAAAGTATGCATCTCTAAACCAAACATCTTTGGTCGTCTTTAGATTTTTGATATCGATGTTAAAGGAAGACTTCATATCAGCAATAGTCTTTCCTGTATATGATGTATGAAATACCACACCAATCTGTGCAGCCATCATCATCTGTGCCAATCTACTATCGGCAGGCACAGCATAGACAATCGTATTTGGTTGAAATATAATATAAGAAACACCATCGATTGTTTTTATTGTAATGTCACCTTTAGTGAACATCATGTCACCTTGCAACACACCTTTAATCTCCAATTTAGAAAGATATCTCAGAGCATATTTAAGTTTCTTGTTCAATCCCTCTGAAGTATGATTTCGGTCAATGTCTTCGTCTGTGTAATTCAACTTAGCATTAACGTTAAAGACACCTTTCGTGCCAACAAAAAACTTACCGTTCTCTGGGTTAGTACCTGCGAAAATTGCAGGTGCGCCATCCCATTTGGTGGTAACATTAATGTTTGATTCCGAACTTCCAGCCAACATATCACGTAATGATTGTAGGAAATTAATGGCATCACGAGCGCCTGTTGTACCTCTATTGAAGATTTCTTCTTCTAGATGTT